GTAGTTTCTAAATTACCAATAACTAAATCTGCTTTAGCATATCCTGTTCCTCCTGTGTTTACTGTTGTAGTAGGTTCGTCTTCTAATCCTTTAAATAACCTGTATTTACCTGTTAGAGCTTCTCTAAACAGTCCTGAGTATAGTGTAGTCCCTGAAGGAGTATATTTGCCATAAAAACCTATATCAACTGCGTCTGTAGAGGTGTTGTTGTTTGCCAATACAATTAAAGGGTCTTTTACCGTTAATGTATCTGTTCCTACTGTTGTTGTGCTTCCTTCAACTACTAAGTTTCCGATGACTGTTAGATTGCTACCTATTTTAGCATCTCCAAAGACGTGAAGATTCAATCCTGATTCTGGTGTTACACCTATTCCTACTTGTGTTGTTGAGACGTATAATGGAGTAGTGTTTCCAAGTCCGTCTGTAATCTGTTTTGCTGTTGTTCCTATTGCATCATTGTCTATTGACTTTAATAACGCATCATAAGTATTTTTTATTTTCGTGCTTGTTAATGTAGCCATTATTGCTTTTTAAATAAGTTAATAATTTTTTTACGTTAACCTCTTTAGGTTTGTAAATCTTCTTTATAACTCCCATCCGTTAAATGTCGCATCTTTATCAGGATTTATATCCTCGTTACTATTACTTGTATATTCAGGAAATAAGTTTTGATTGTTAGCCATATAATCTATAAATCTTCTTGTATAGTATTCTGCAAATTCTCTTTCTTTATTTACTAAATAATCTACTTCATTCTTAGATACTGTCTCACTATTTTCAGATGAGTGTTTAAATACTCCTCCATTCTTTACCTGGTAAGCTGCAAATGGCAAATAATCTACCATTGCAAAATGAATAAGCATAGGCTGAATGTAAGTGTTTACTAAACTCAAATAATCTCCTGTTAAAGTATCTGCTATAATATCATCACTAATTCTATTGTATAAATCACTTCCCAAGTAGTTTCTAACGTGAATCTGTTGAGCTATTTTGATAAACTGTATAAATTTATCTACATCGACATTACCATCTATTATGGTATTTCTTTTTATGTCTATCGGTTTTATGAATAATGCTGTTGCCATATCTTATTTATTATAACTTGGGTGATGTCCGTCATTAGGCATATCTTTTGGAGCTATCTTTGCCTCTTTATGTCCTACAGGAGTTGGTGAATATGATTTTGGAATATTATCTACCTCATCATAGTTTTGTATTACTTTTTTCATTGTCTTAGATTTTAATCTATACAATACTTCACTCCAATAATGACCACAATTAACTCCTCCTTTGTATTTAAACAAATCATAAGATTGTCCTTTATGACCAAACGACTTATTTACTCCTGCTCTACTTGCCTTGTCAATATCTTCAATTCTATAAACTACATTACGTCCACTTCTATTCATCATAATTCTACAGAATTGTCTTGATTTACCTGAAGAATATTTCTCATTGTACTTATATCTTACTTTATATAAAGACTTGTCTAAGTAGCTAAATCCTGATTTCTTAGAATCAATACTTTTCTTTTCTAAGTTTTCTTTCTTAGATTGTATTAATCTACTTGCCCATTCTTCTTCACTCTCATTATCATCTTTATATTCTCTTGCATCTACTTCTTCCCATCTATTAGACATTGTTTCTCCTCTAAGTTCATCAAGAATAATATCAAATTCCTCATCTGTTAAATCTTTATTTAACTTAACCCCTGTTTCTTCTTCTTTAGTTTCTTCATCTTCTACATTATCTAATTCTGTAAATTCTAAAGGTTGTAAAGTCTTAAAGTATAATTTAAGTGAGATACCATTATAAGCTAAGATTTGATTAAAAGCATCTATTAAAAGATGTTGGAAAGGTCTGATAACAGTATTATCCATAAGCGTAGAAGCTGTTTTAAGCTCGTCTGCGTTGTTTCCTAACCCTGACTGGTCTTTGATACCTAAAAGCATTGGAGAAACGACCCTATGAGCTACCATTATCTTTTTAGTAGATTCTTCAGACAAGAATTGATACTGATTATGTGCATCACTTAATTGTACAGGTTCTATACTTGCAGCACTTTCTGCATTGTCATTAAAAGCTAATATGAACTTACCTGCATTACTTGACCCACTAAATTTGTTGTATATTCTTTGTTCTATAAGTCTTCTTTCCTCTGCATTTGGAGTACCATTGTTAAAATTAATTAACATTGATGGACTCATACCATTTAAGATGTTGTTTAAGTGAAAGTTAGATACTTCTTCTTCAAGCTCTGCATATTGCAAACCTCCTTGATAATCTACAGGACTATAGTAATAATATCCTGAACGATATGGTTTAACATATAGTATTTCTATAGATTCTTTGCTTTTTCCAAAAGCTGGTATTCTTAAAGGTTTGTCAGAAGGTTTAATCTTTTCCCAGTCTTTCCAATAGTAATATGCTTCTATATCTCCTTTCTCATTACACTTCTCTGCTCTAAGTGTTTCTACAGGCATATGCTCTATCTGAGCAATCTTAGTTCTATCTTTAGAATAAATTACCTGTATTGCACATTGTCCCATAAGTTTTAGGTCGTATGCTAATCTTCTTACACTATCATTATCAAATAATGAAATCATTTGTGCATATTGGTCTGGCTTTTTACTGGAATTAGTAGCATCTAATCCTTTACCATATATCATAGAAGATATAGCATTGATTATGGCGTTGTTAGTTGGACTTCCATTATATCTATCTATAAGATATTGAAAGTAGTTGTTGTCCTCTCCATAAGAAATCCAATCTCTGTTTTTAACCTCTTTTATTTTAGGACTTGTGTAAGTGCTTAAATTTACTATTCTTAAATCGTTCATATTATTATGTAATCGTTATCGTGAGAACCTGTAGTTTCATCAAAAGTATATTCACCATCATTAATAGAATAATAGTCATTACTATTTTGATTAACTGTTTGGTCAGTACAAAATATTTTGTCTTTGTATATTATGTTAGAAGATGTATCAAATAACTCTAAGTCATAAGTTCTACCTTCTTTTAATATTGAATTTCCTGAAGATGTATATTCATTAGAAATACTTAAATAGTTTCCATCAACTGTTGGAGTTACTGTAAAGCTAAATTCTTCATTTAATGAATCGTCTCTTACTTTTAAAGTAGTAGAAGTAGTAACATAACTTCTTGGTATAATCTTAATAGTTTGAGATGATGCACTTGTAGTAAGTTTCTTCATACTTATATATCGAAAAAAAAACTATATTTTGTGTTAAATGCAAAAAAAAAGAGGACATATAGTCCCCTTAATTTTCTAACTTAATAATTTATTATCCATTATTAGGAGTAGCAGGTGAAATCTTAGCTACATTTACATTATCCGTAACATCAGTTGAATCTGCAAGGAATGCAGGAGCTGATACTTCTTGAGCAGTTAGCGTTAAAGAGAATGAACTTGCATCTCCCATAGCTGCACCTGTTGTAAATGAACCACCAGATACTTCACATCCGTGTTCTCTACCTAATAAGAAGAAGTTTCCATTATAATCCTCTACAACGATTTGTGGTCTTCCTAAAGCTATAATTTTTAATTCTTCTTGTGTTTTACTATCTAATAATTGTAATGAAATATTTAAAGTTGATTCAAAGAAAGTAGTACCGTTTTCTCTTGAGCTGTTTACTGCAGTTTCCATAGATGAACTACCTTTAAGGTCGTATTGGAAAAAGTCAGGAGTTCCACCTATATCTACTTTTTCGGCATCTGTAGAGTTGTCAGTAACAGTAAGACCATAATCTGCAAAGTAAACTGTTTTAAGTCCACCTACTGAAGATTTACAAGGTATGTTTCTTCCTGTTGTTAATGTACAAGCCATATTATTATATTTTTTATAAGAAAGGGTAAGTAGGTATATACCCCACCTACCCTTCTATGTTAAACAATTTATTATGCTAAAGTAAGCAATGCTAGGTCTCCTCCGATTCCATATTGCACACCCGCTGAGAACCTCATAACTACTCTTACGTTTTGAGAACCATCTAAGTCAGCCATATCTAATAATTTAACTTCGTTGTGGTCAGATAAAAGACCTGTACCAAAGTAAATGTTAGATTTTTGTCCTGCAACGATGTGGTCAGATGGCATACCTGGAGCTAATACAACTTCGATTCCATCGAAAGAAAGTGCATTACCTTGATTGTACCATAAACCACCTCTGTTATCAACACCTGAACCACCAACACCATTAGCAGCATATCCTCCTAATTGTCTGATGTATGATTGCCAAGCGATTGTAGGAACATAGATTTTTAAATCTTCTTTTCCGTAAACTGCAGAAGGTAAAGCATCAACAACATTCTCTAATAAAGAAATAATGTTAGTTGAACTGAAAGCAGTTTCACCACCGTTAGCAGCATCGTTAACGTCTCCGTCAGCAGCAGCTAATACTGTGATTCCATCAAACTCACCAGCGTTTCCGTTTACACCACCCCAAATGTTTTGCTCATTCTTTTCTGCTACCAATCCTGCAACGTGTCCGATTAAGAAATCAGAAAACTTTGGAGGTAATTGGTCATTTAAAGAACTGTATCCCATAGAGATTGCTTCCCAATCTGAGATAAAGTCTTGCTTACAAAGCTCAAGGTTTACTTGGAATTGCTCTGGTTGTAAGATTCTTTCTGTTAAAGTAACAGTAGCTGTGTCAGTAAAGTCACAAGAAGCGTCTTTAATAACGTTAGCATCAGTTGCTACTTTTTTGATAACATCTTTAAATTTAACGTTAGGTTTAATTTCGATGTTTCCTTTTTCTAATGTAGGAGAACTTAAAAGAGCAGCAGAAATATACTTCCCTGAAAACTCACCTGCATAAGTACTTGTAATTGAAACTGTAGTTGCCATAATTTAATTTTTATTTAATTTTTATTTGAAATTTGCTATTTTATTGAATACTATATCTTTAGTTGTTAGATTTCTCTTTTGAGAATAAACAACTTTATTTAATTCCTGCTTTGCTTCAGGAGAATGCTTAATTGGTTCAGAAGCTGGTTTAGATAATTCTTCTTTTAGAGCTTCATCTTCTTGACAAGCAAGTTCAGTCAATTTCTGTGACATCAATTCTTCTTCCTTGTGCATTTCCTCTTTCTTACCTTCCTTCATCAATTCTTTGATTTCTTCTACCATAGATTTGATTTCAGCAAGTTCTTGTTTAGTTGCGTATTTGTCTTCTTCTTTTAATTCTTCTTCAACTTGTTCTACTTCCTCTACTTCTTCTTCCACAACTTCTTCTTCTCCACCTTCTTTGATTTCTGAAATAATACCATCTTCTGCTATTACTAAGATTTTACCATCTTCCATTTCGTACTCTCCAATAGGTAAAGCTACTTTCTCGTCATCAGTTAAGATAAATACTTCTTGTCCTGACTCGAATGATTCTGCTTCTAAAACAGTACCATTTTCTAATTTAGCTTGAGCAAGTTCTACTTTTTCTTCAGTAGATAATTCTACACCCAAGACGCTTTTGATTTGATTTAACATTTCCATAGGTTTCATATTAATATATCGTATTTAGTTAATTATTTTGCATTTTTAAGAATTTCTATTTATGCTTCCTATACCTTGTGCGTGTAAAGAACCATCACAGCATTTAATACTATAAGTTTCTTTATCCCAACAAAGACAAGCTCTGTTTCCTCCTTGTGGACTTACATTGTGAGTAGTATCTTCCATATTTATTTAATTGGTATACAATTAGGTACTAATCTTCCATTCTTTCTTTTCATTCCATATTGCTCATATCCTGCTTGACAAGGAGCTTTAAGTTCGTGTTGTTCACAAGGCATATACCATATCTTACCTTCATATTCGTGTTCGTGATATTTTTCACATCCCAAGTCCTTAGCCATTTCTATAGCTTTCTCTTTTGTGGAGTATGCTAACCTATCATCTATTATAGCATAATCATCATTTATCTTCATAGAAGCTAACTCTAATTCTTTTAGTTTAGATTCACTCCATCTCTTTGCTGCTAATCCTCCCCATAAGTAGAAACTTATAGTTCCACATTTAGAATTATCACTTGGGTCAAAGTATTCTTCTGCTCTTGACAAATAAGAATACATACGCTTTATAGTTTCTTTACTTATTGGTTTTCCTTGTGCAAGTTGAGTAGCTCTAATCTTACCAACTTGTGTAGCACATTTATTATTTACTTTCTCATTTAGCTCTAATCCTTTTTTAGCGTTATTCTTAACTGCATCAGGATAGTCTGTATAAGATTCCATTATCGTCTTCTTTCCACTCTTAGTTCTTTTGTCTCCTTTTATAATTCCTCTAATAGTAGATAACAATTCTTTAGCTTCTTCTTCCTCAATTTCAGCTAAGTCGTTTATAGTAGCATCTTTGGGTCTTTCCATTTTATCTACAAAGTAACCTTCTATAGAAAATCCTTTAACCTTACCTGTCTTTACATAGTCGTTCCAAACATCTTCATTGTTTACTTTTACAGTACCCATCCAAGTCCCTACAGGAACTTCCATATCGTACTTTCTTGATTTATCGTGAACAGTATCTTCTACTATCCAAGATTCTACTAAAGACAATCCATTTAAAGAATATTGATGCTCTAATGTCGAGTTGTTTTGGTTGCCTTTCATTAAATACATTTGGGATGCTTTTAAAACCGTATCTTTGGAGAAGTATATATAATATTCATCCTCTCCACTCCTTCTATATATAGGTTTGTTAGGGATTAATAAAGCTCCCATTAAGATTCTTTTTTCTTCGCTAACTTCTGCTAATTTTATTTCATCACTTTTTAAAGCAACAAAATCTTCTTCTATTGCAGGATTCTCTACAATGCTTATTGCTTCAATCCCATTTAGCTCCTCATTTTCATCTAAAATAAGTTCTACTATTTTCATATTTATATATCGTTTAAAAATTAATATTTTGTATTTTATCCTATAGTTGCTCCAGATACAATGTTCCTATCTAACTCTTGAGCAGTTGTTACATCATTACTAACTACAAATGCTTTTACTGGTTGTTGTTGTTGACCTGCTATTGCACCTGCTAATTGATTAGCTCCTGATGTTCCTACTACGTTAAATGCAGGTGGAGCTGAACCTGTTGGAACTTGTGGAGTCTGTATTGAACCTCCTCCACCACCTGGTCCAAGTGAAGATGCTACTGATTTACTTTTTCCTACTGCTTGACTAATAGATTGTACTATTCCAACTGCTTGTAAAGCATAAGCAATTAACATTGGTATGTTTTGTGGAAAACCTATCTTAGCAGTTTGTGCAGTACCTTCTGCAACTGCAGCACTTGAACGAGCAGCAACTAAACTTGAAAATGTCAAAGTCTTTCTTGCTTCTTGTATCATTTCTTGTGCAGCCATAACTTGTTTAGCTATAAGAGCAGCTTTACCTGCAGCAGTCTCAGCTCCAAATAGTGATATAGCAGCATCAACTGATGCTTTCTTAGCTGCAGTTCTTCTATTCTCTATATCAATATCCATAGCTAATACTCTTGCATCTCTTTCCTCTTTTAATTTAGCTGCTTGTGCATCTTCTTCATCTTTTTTCTTTTTAGCTTCAGCATCTTTCTTGTCTTTTGCTATTTTCTTTTCTTCATCAAGTTTATCTTGTTCTTCTTTCTCTCGTCTTTGTTCATCCTCTATAGCTTTTAAGGCTGCTGCTTCTTCTGCTTTCAATGCTATAGTTTGTGAAGTAACTTCTTTTTGTTTTGTAAGTTTAGCAGTCTCTAATTGTATAAGTTCTGCTTTTAATCTTGCTTCTTCATCTAAATCTTCTTTAGTAGATTCTGATAATGAGTTTTCTAATTGTCTCGCTTCTAATCTAAGTTGAGCTGCTGCTATTTCTTTGTTTGTTATTTCTTCTTCTATTCTACCTGCTTCTTCTAAG